CGACGCAGTTTCTACAAGGAAACTGCATTGGAGGGTCTAATTTGGAGCTTGCGCCTTTTGGGGATTTAAAGACTATCCCTTCGGGTGTACGCCATGCATCTATAGGATTTAAGCATGGCATGTTTTTTCCCTAGTTTATAGGCGGTAACCGCCTCGCATTATTCGGGGGCGTTTTACGTTTCTGCGATTGGTTTTGACTGCTGTCCGAGTGAACAGTTTTCTGGACTTTCTTTTGCGTAGTTTTGAGCGTTTCATCATGTTCCTTGCGGTCTGTGAGATTTAGAGCCTGAACTTTACCACTTTTCTGTCACGGGGGCTATTACCATCAAGTAGGGTAATAGCCTAAGTGCGTAAATTTGACGTTTTTACTCCGCACTTTTTGCCCCTTCGGGGGCTGTTTCTTGCGCCGTTTCCGGCCCATTTGAAGCGTCTGTATGGCCGCTATTCGCGTCCTCCTGTGTTTCTAAGGGGTCAGTACCGGTTAACTGCTGTTTTTGCTCCTCTTGGAGCTTGTGGAGGTTGTCCACGAATGTTTGAACGTCTCCGTAAGTTTTCTTTAATTCCATTGGTAGTTCCTCAAATTGTGATTTTGCGAGTGCGACTGTTCTCATGATTTGAGAATAGTCATGATCCTGGTCTGGAGCATCACCGTAGATAGGTTGACCTCTCGTGTTTCCTATTGGAAGGATTCCTTGTTGTGTGTACCTACGCATGATTTGCTCGAGATCGCAGCCGGCGGCGTGCGACTGTTCGGTGAGGTCTGTATCACCGATTTCTGTTTTGTATGCTTTTCTGTCGTTGTATGTTCTTGGTTTATTCACGGATTTTCCCTGGCGGTTTTGACATTCTTAGTGATCCGTCAGGCCAGCGATACCATTGCTGTTCATGACGATTGTCTTGTTTTTGTGGTGAATTACGTTGTGTTCCCTTGTTTATTTCTGAGATTGCGTCACGCATCTCTTTAACTGTTTTAGCGGTTGAGTCTATAACGGGTGAAAGATAGGGTTCTATTGCATCATATATTTGTTTGCCTTTAGCTTTCGCAGTGTCGGCAGCTGATGAGACTTGACCGGCCATGCCGTATTTTGAGTCAAGTAATGCAGGATTTTGTTGAAGTCTGTTTGCTTCCAGTTGTCGTATTTTTCCCTCTTGATTTGTGAGGTTTGTTTGTGCTCTTACGTTCTTGATCTGTGTATTTATTTGACGGTTTGCCATTGCTGAGTTTACAGCTGGAGTAATCATGTCGTTTATGTTTGCCATTGCTCCGCCAGGACTACTTGCAGGACTCATACCTGCAAGTATTGGATTTATCCCAGCTTTCTTTAGATCAGCGACTCTGCGTTCGACCGCAGTATTTGACATGCGTTCTTGAAACTCCATCTGTTTTTTAGCTTGTTTCTTTGAACCACTATTGCCGAGAATCCCCCCCAGAAGGGAGGTTCCGCCTGCTATTAATGCTGATGCTGTTAAAGGATCCATGATTAGAACCGATCGATGTTGCCTGGCACGCCATATAGTGGCATGGGCCGAGCGGTGCGTAGTTTGAAGTAGCAGTCGAGCAGGAAATGTGGTTCGGAAGGTATAGCGATGATTCTATCCATTGGTACAGCTTCTTCAATGAAGTTTTGATTGAGCTTTGGTGTACTAGCAAAGTCTTGTGACAAGTGCCATATATCCAGGGACTGACCGTAATTACTACGGAATTTTCCGGTAATTTTTGAAGGTTTGTAACGGTATTCTGCGTATTGTTCCTGGTATCCGAATACGGGATCAGTATCATTGTCTGCTGATGCGTATATTTCGTCTTTCCAGACTGGTTGTTCGCCGACATGTTGGAAGGCTGGCCAGAAGAAGTCGTATCGGCCAAGCCGTAACCACATGCGGTCGAGTCCTTCCTGGTAAGTTAAATCTGCACGGACGTTTACTAGTCCGATAAGTGTGCAGTGTTCCGTAAATGATTTGGTAAACCCATGATTCATTAGGGATGCAGTGCCGTAGGCTGCAAGGTTGCCTTGTGGCGAGGTAGTTGTTTCGGAAGTTTGCTGCACCGGATTGATATTAATCCGAGTGCGTCCACCGCCCAGAAATTCTGGTCGTTGTAATCGAGCGTCTGGTGAGGTAACGCCGAAGTGTGCTGCTATTACTTCTGTGTATCGTGTTCCGCCTCGTGCGTCACGTTCTAGCATTTTTTGTAGTTGAAATGCTGTACGCATCTCGTTAATAGATACCGATGTAGCTGTTGTAAGGTCTACCTTTAACGCTGGGTCTGCCCATTTTAACCAACCGGCGCCAGGTACTGATGTATATTCTGCATTTGTTGTTCCGCCATCGCCTGTAAACCTTATATCTCCTACACCACCCGCTGAAAACACCGGAACTGCTCCGACCACTTTGGGTTCTACATCAATTGAGCCTAGTGTTGGAATTGTTACCTCTTCGCCTTTTTGTGGCCAAGGTAGGCAGGAAGTGAAGTAGTCGTGACGCTTGCCACGTTTTTTTAATTGGTATTTGTAATGTGTTTCCGAAGGGTCGGTATCGCCAGTATATATATTAGCGAAGGGACATAAGTTTTCATCTCTAAACCATTCGTTGTAAATGAGGTTATAGGCCCGTAGCGGTAGTGCTGAGAATTGGACCAGGGCATCGGAATTTATTGGAAGGCCCATGTAATCTAGTAGTGAACCCTCGACTCCATCGCCCGGATCGAGGTCAATTATTGGTACCGTGACATCGTTGCCTGGAGGATTTATTGATGCCTGGTTACCCATGAAGAATTCCCAAGAGTCCCAAAGTAATCTATTGGGGACTGCGAAGAAGAATGTTTCCATGTAGAGGTTGTCCATGATGGGTTTTATTGGCGTTGCCATTCTTGCAAAGCCTGTCATGTTTAAGGAAAACGTATCCCCTGGTAACGCTTCGTCCACGTAGATCGGAACGAGGTAACTCGCATCGAGTGTTGTTTTGTACCCATGACTCCGATCAAAACTTGACCGAGAGATCATTGCCTGTGGGACCTGCGAGAATGTGTGTGATGTTACCGAGGGGATAGCATTGGCCATGATTTATTCCTTTGGAGGGTTGCTTGCTTCAAGTGCTGAAATTATGCAATTTGGCGGTTCGTTTCGCAAGTCAGCATTGTGATCGGTGAATTCGCCTATGCGAAAGAGAGAGTAATCCGCTGGATGTTTTCCGATCTGGTTGTCTGGTGCTGAAGCTGCTTCTCGAAATCCTCGAAGGGCTTCTGCTTCTGTTTTTGCATATACTGGCGGCATGAACGTTTCTGTAGCAACGTCATAGACTGAATAGACTAAGTATTTCATTTTAATTTCCTTTCGTTTTTGAAGTTATGTTTATATTTATGCCGTAAGGCTTCGAGTTTATTTTTGTCTGGCGGATTTTTTTTTGCGTGTTCCTCCCGTTGTTGTGTTATTTCTCTATAACGTTCGGGGTCCTGTTTTTCAAGGAGTCGAAGATAATATTTCGGCATGTAGTATGTTTTGCCGTTTATGTGTATTTCGTTGTCTTTTATGTCATTGCCGTATTTTTCGTACCACTCTTTGCCTATGGCAGGTCGTGTGGACATTGAATTATATTCCGGCTTGACTGTTGTTGTTTCGAAGGTTTGTGTTTCGATATCTAAGTATTCTCTCTTGTAGTGATCTTCTGCTAGGTCTCCTGTGATTTTTTTCATTATGTATCTTGCAACGTAGGAACAGCTTTCCATTGTTACGTTTCCGACTGATACGAAGCCTTTTCCCCAAAGTTTTTCTAGCTTTGGAGAGTGCCAGTATTTACCCATTTTTTTACAATCATCCATTCGGTGTCCGAATATGATTGCGTGATAGTGTGGCCTGAGAAATTCTTCTCCGTATTCGCCACACATGTAGTATTTTAATTTTTTTCCCGTGACGTAGTTGAGGTGATCTCTATATCGTTTAATGAACTCTTTAAAGTGATCGTGAACTAATCCTCGATCCTCGGGTAGATTATCCTCGTCGTAAGTTAGTGTAATGAACATATTGTCGTTGTGCATTGATGCTTCGTGCATGCAGCGTACCGCCCATTCTTTTGACCTGTCGACCTTGCAGCCGACGCAGTTTCTACAAGGAAACTGCATTGGAGGGTCTAATTTGGAGCTTGCGCCTTTTGGGGATTTAAAGACTATCCCTTCGGGTGTACGCCATGCAT